ATTTCAGTATAACAGCAGAAGAAGGAGATCCAGCAGTTCTTATTCGTGTATATAAAGAAGTAGAAGATGGTTGGGTAGCAACTGATACTCTTGTTGGACACAAAATGTCTGAACTAACATACATTGATCCACTTCCAGAAGCACAAGAAGAGGCTGCTAATGTTCTAAATGTTGTAGATGTTCCTGGTCAAGGTGGAAAGATTGTTGGAGATTTCCCATCAGTCCTAAACTTCCTTCCAGATAACATGCCAAGATCAATGTCTCTACGCTTAGCACAAGCAAAGAGAAACACAATAAAATAATATTCCTATCCACAAGATAGGACTGAAGTCGGAGTTAGGCTCACACCCGTAAGCGTCGTGAAACCCGTAACCACCACCTCAAACTAAACAAACTCACAAAGGAGAACAATAAATGTCTTATTTAGACAAAGTAATTGAACGCCGTGATGCAGTTAAGGCAGAGTTGGACGCAGTTCTTGAGGCAGTAGCCGTAGAGAACCGTACAGACCTTACAGAAGATGAATCAGCAAAGGTTGATACCTTGGTTGAAGAGTCACGCTCACTAGATTCAAAGATTGAAAAGTTGACTGCACAAGCAGCAGCAGATGCTAAGGCTGCAGAAGCACGATCATCAGTTGCTGAAGTTGCAATGCCAAAGATTGGCGGAACAAAGGTAACTCGTGAAGCCCGTACATACTCACCAGAGAATACAGATGTTTCATTCGTAAAGGATGCATTTACTGCTAAGTTCAGCAATGACTATGCAGCATCAGAGCGTCTTGCTCGTCACTCTCGTGAAGAGGAAATTGAGCGTCGCTCAGTAGGAACTGGCAACTTTGCTGGTCTCGTAATTCCTCAGTACCTTGTTGATCTAGCAGCACCATTTGCTCGTGCAGGTCGCCCAACAGCAGACTTCGCAACAAACAAGATGGTATTGCCAGCAGCAGGTATGACACTAAATATCTCACGCATGACAACAGGTACATCAACTGCAGTTCAGGCTGCTGAAAATGATGCTATCTCAAATACAAATGCTGACGATACACTATTGACTGTGAATGTTCGTACAATCGCAGGTCAACAGGATATCTCAAAGCAGGCTATTGAGCGTGGTACAGGTATTGACCAGTTCATCATTCAGGACTTGATCCGTGGATGGCACACAACACTTGATAACCAGATCCTAAACGGTACTGGTGCATCAGGTGAAATCCTTGGTATCAATGATACTCCTGGAATCAACACAGTAACATTCACAGAGGCAACACCTACAGTTGCAGAACTGTATCCAAAGTTGGCAGATGCTTACCAGAAGATTCAGACAAGCGTATTCCAGAATCCAACACACTGGATTATGCACCCACGCCGTCTAGCATTCTTGCTTGCAGGCGTTGACGGTTCACAGCGTCCACTCGTTCTTCCAGCCCTAAACGGCCCAATGAACGCAGTTGCAACTGGTGCAGGAGCAGCAGCATACGGTAACTCAGGTTACACAATGATGGGTCTACCTATCATCGCAGATGCAAATGTTCGTACAGATTATGATGGCAACCAGGATAGAATCTTCTGCGTAAATGCAGGAGAACTACACCTCTGGGAGCAAGCAGGATCACCATTCGCATTGAACTTTGATGCAACAGGTGCAGGCTCACTTACAATCAAGTCTGTAGTCTACGGATACTCAGCATTTACTGCTGGTCGTTATCCAGGAGCAGTTTCTGCAATCTCAGGAACTGGTCTAGTAGCACCTACATTCTAATTTATATAGTTAACCCTATATAATACTTAGAGTAATCTAAGGTGGAGGACGGACCTAAAGACTGCCCCGTTTACGGGTCCGTCCTTCATTTAAAAAAAGGAAGTTATGAAAAAGATTAAGAATATCTTTAAGATTAAAAAAGAGACAGCAAGTGCTACTCCTAAGATGGAGAAGGCTATGTTGCCTAAATTGGAGAAGAGGAATAAATGAGCAGACCTACGCTTGCACAGAGTTCACAGCCTAATAATGTCTATACGACTTTAGCAGATGTGAGAAATGCACTGCAGATTGAAGACAGCCTGGATGATAATGATATCCAAGCAGCGATTCTTGCTGCAAGCCGTATGATTGACGAGTATTGCCAGAGATCTTTCTATCAAGAAGGTACATTAGCAGCACCTGTAACTAAATATTACACACCGTTAAGTCCGTGGTATCTAGAGATAGATGACCTTATTGAACCAACAGAAGTAAGATCAAGAGCAAATCAGTCTGGACCATTCACACAAGTCTGGAACTTAGACACAGACATTATGTATGAGCCTGTTAATAATCCAGAAGTAGGTATGCCAATAACAAGACTATTAGCAATTCAGACATATGTCTTTCCTTACTTCTTTCCTCAGACAGTTAAAATAACTGGAGTCTGGGGTTTCAAATCAGTACCTTACGAAGTAGAATTAGCCTGTAAGATTCAGGCATCAAGATTATTTGTTAGAAAGCAATCTCCATTTGGTATTGCAGGATCTGTAGAACTAGGAACAGTTCGTTTGAACTCTCGTCTAGATCCAGATGTTGAGATGCTTCTAAAGACATACCGTAGAAACTTTGGATTGGCATTCTAATGGCAATTACCAATGTTAACGGCGTACGAGATGCGTTAAAAAATAACCTACAGACAATAACAAACTTGAGAGTCTATGAATTGATTCCAGATGTTATTGTTCCGCCATGTGCAGTAGTAGGACAATTAGATTTCACATTTGATGTTGACAATGCTCGTGGTTTAGACCAAGCATCTGTTGATGTTTTTGTGATTGTTCAAAGAATATCAGAAAGAACAGGACAAGACAAACTTGATAATTTCCTGGCTGGAAGTGGTAATGGTTCAATCAAAACTGCTTTAGAGTCAGATAGATCACTAGGTGGCCTTGTTGACACACTCAGAGTTATAAGTGCAGAAAGTGGTACATATACTTCTGGTGAGCAATCTTTCTTATCATATCGCTATAACCTCACAATCTGGGGCTAAGGAGAAGCAATGGAATATACAGTAATCTCAAACACAACAGTTTGCGGTAAGGTAAAAGATGAGAAACTTACCAAAGATGATATACTTAGTGCAGGTGGAAGTGTTGAACATCTTCTTGCAGCAGGTCATATTGTATCCGCAAATGCAGTAAAAGCAACACCAGCAGTACCACAAGCAACACAGCAGGAACCAAAAGTTTCTGTTTTTAACTCAGTAAATAACGAACAAGGAGACAAATAACATGGCAAGATTAGTATTAACTAATGTTGAAGTAACAGTAGCAGGAGTTAGCCTTGCAGATCATATTGCATCAGTAACTCTTGGAAGCACATATGATGTTTTGGAAACAACTGCATTCAAGGGCGGAAATGTTCCAGCAGCAGCAAAGACTCGTATTGCAGGACTTGTTGATAACTCAGTAACACTTGAGTTCCACCAGGACTTCGCAGTAGGCTCAGTCAATGCAACAATCTACCCACTATTGGGTACAGAAGTAGCAATTAAGGTACAACCAGTAAATGGTGCAATCTCTGCAAGCAATCCTGAATATCAATTTAATGCGATTATTTCAGAGTGGACAGCCCTAAATGGTGCTGTAGGCGAACTAGCCACTGCATCAGTTACATGGCCTATCACAGGTGCAATCGTTGCGGACACAACTCCGTAATCATGGCAAATATAGTTTTAACTAACGCTAGAGTAGTATTCTTAGATGGTTCTGGAACTCAGTATGATTTCAGCGACCACATTTCTAGTGTAAGTCTTGCAACTAGTCACAATATTATTGATGTTACCCCAGTTGCGGCTGGCCAGGAAACTATCTATAAAGAAGTGATTGCAGGCGTTGGAACTAATTCAGTAAGTTTTGATTTCTATCAGGATTTTGCTAACGAGTCTGTGGAGGAATTTTTTAATGGAAGACCTCCATATACCGTATATCCAATTCGTGTAGGAACAAAAGTTAATTGCAGAGTAAGACCAAAAAATGAGGCTATCTCTGCATCAAATCCAGAATATAGATTTTCAGTACTAATAACGGACTGGACTTCGTTAAGTGCTGCAGTTGGTGCATTGAGTACTATCTCAGTGGAGTGGCCTATATCTGGTGCAATTACTAAGGTTATAACACCTTAAACAAACATATCCTAGAAAAGGGGCAAAAAAATGGACGGACTAAAGATAAAAGTAAAGACTAGCGATGGAGATGAAGGAGTTTACTCACTTCGCCCAAAGACACTTGTTGCATTTGAACAGAAATTCGGCAAGGGCTTTGCTAAGTTGCTAACTGAAGACCAGAAGTTAGAGCATATCTACTTCCTGGCTTGGGGTGCGATGAAGGATGCTGGTAAGGTTGTAAAACCTTTTGGCGATGCTTTCTTAGACACACTAGATAGTGTGGAACTAGATTCAGACCCAAATTCAGAATCCACAGAAACAGCCTAACCTATACGGTAGCAATGATTTCTGTGGAGACTGGAATATCTCCTAACGATTTGCTTGAGGCACCAGACGGTATACTTGAAGCAATAGTTATTTACATGAAAGAAAAGAATAAGGATGCAGGTGGCAAATGAGTAAAGATGTTTTTGTGTTAAAGGGCGTTAAAGAGACACTAAAAGCATTGGAAGCGTTTGACAACGCTGCAGTAAAAGAGTTTAATAAAATAATTAATAAAGAACTCAATACTGCAAAGAAAGAAGCACAAAGCGAAGTCAAGTCTAATCCTCCACTAAGTGGATGGAAAACTCAGCCACCTGCTAATCCTCGCTCTCGTGGTGGTGCTGGTTGGCCTGCTTGGGATCAAAGCGTTATCAAGGCAGGTATAACAGTCTCAAAGGCTGAGGGCAGAGCAAGAAGAGATTATACAACCAATGCTGGTGCACTAAAGAACAGATCAGCAGCAGGTGTAATCTATGAATTAACTGGTAGAGAAAACACATCTGCTGGTAAAAATAAATTTATAAGCAATTTGAATAAAGAAACTTTTAAGCCATCACGCTTGATCTGGAAAGTAGTAGATAAGCGTAGAGATCAAATTGAAAGAAACATCTTTGCAGCGTTTGAAGATGTTAAGAATAACCTACAAAGAAACTTGAACAGGAGCGTAAACTAAGATGGCCACAGCAGCAGTAGTCGCACGAATCCTGACCCAGTATTCTGATGTAGGTTCTAAAGCAGCACAAAAAGATATAGCAAGATTAGAAAAGAAGATTAGTGCATTTGGAAAGAAGGCTGTTAAGTCATTTGCAATTGCAGGAGCAGCCACTGCTGCATATGCAGTCAAACTTGGAATAGATGCTGTAAAGGGTGCAGCAGCAGATGAAAAGCAACAGGCTGCGTTAGCAACTGCTTTACGCAATACTACAGGTGCTACAGATGCTGCAATTAAGGCTAATCAGGAATATTTAGATTCTCTTGAACTACAAGTTGCAATTGATAATAATCAGTTAATACCTGCTCTTCAGCAGTTAGTTACAGCAACAGGAGATCTTGGTCAAGCACAGTCTCTATTAAGTTTGTCAACAGACCTTGCTGCTGCTTCAAATTTAGATTTAGGCACTGTTTCAGGAATTCTTACTAGAGCAGTAAATGGAAATGTTGACGCATTAAAGAAACTTAAACTTCCTCTTGATGAAGATGCATTGGCAGCAAAGGATCTTGGAGCACTACTGGTTGGCTTGGCCAATGTTTCCAAAGGGCAGGCTGCAGCAGCAGCAAATACTTTTGCGGGTAGATTAGAAACACTAAGATTAAGATTTGCTCAAGCATCAGACAAATTAGGTATTGCATTAATGCCTGCCTTAATACTTCTTGCAGACTACATTGAAAATAAAGTAGTTCCAATGCTTGATATTTGGATTACAAAGAATGAAGATGAACTAAATGAGGCTCTTCAAGGAACTGTAGGAAACATTAAAGAAGTAGTGGATGCTTTCCAAGATATCTATACAGTTATTCAAGGCGTTAACGCTATCCTACCATTTGGTCTTGGAGGATGGATTAAGTTAGCAGTTGCTATATCAACCTTTACGGCTGCATCAGGTATTGCTTTGGCTGCAGCAAAGAAGTTTAGAGACCTTAAGATGATGGCTGGCATGACAAGAGGCAGCACAACAGCATTTAAAGATTTAAGAGCAGAATTAGGCCTTCTGCGTGGTGCCCAAGCAAAGGCCATAGAAGGATTCCAAAGAATTGGTCGTTGGGCTGATAAGTCAAAGGGATTTATTGCCCTTATGGTTAGAGGAGTTAAACTCCTATTCCGTGTTTTCCTTATGACTCCATGGGGAAGGGCTATAGCAATAATTGCAGGACTAGCCACAGCATTATACAAACTTGCAAAGCAATTTAATTGGTTTGGAATGGGAAACAACAAGGTTAAGTTAACTGGAGCAATAGAAGAAGCAGATGCTTCTATGACTAATGCTGTTCGCACTTTTGAGTCAATGGACACAGCCCTTAATAACTATAGAGCAGCACAAGAAAAGAAAATAACATTAACTAAAGAAGAAATTGAACAACAAGAACTTCTTAGACAAATTAATGCCAGATCAACGGCAGATATGAAGAAGCAATTGGCAGCAGCCAAGGCTCTAGAAAATGCTCAAGCAGCATTAGCAAAGTTCAAGGATGCTAAAGGCGTTGGGCTAACAACAAAAGAAGAAGACCTTGCTCAACTAAACGCTGCAGTTCTTTTGCAGAAGAGACAAGAAAATGCCAAGAAAGCAGACCTTGATAGACTTGAAATGCTTAAGTCAATGTTTAAGACACAAGATGACCTTGCTAGACTTGAGCAGGTAAGATCAGATATCCTTGTAGAATACAACAAGAATCTAAGATACCAGAATGACTTAATGGCTGAATATGAAGATGACCTTAAGATCACTGCAGATGAAATCCAAACTCTTGCTGACAGATGGGGCATAAGTGCAGAGGAAGTAGAAAAATATACAACAGTATTCCTTGCCCTTGTTGATGAAAAGATAGATTCAACAGACATTCAAAATGTTGCTAAGGCTTTTGGCCTAGGAACTGCTGAGGCAAAGAAGTATCTTGAGGCTGTTCTTGCTATAAAGCATGGAACTTTAGACGCTCAAGCGTTGCAAAGACTTGCAGATGAGTGGAAAGTTCCTGTTAATGAAGCATTAAAGTATATTCACACTGTTGCATTAATTAATAACCCAACTGCAAAACTTAGTTCTGCTGGCGTAGAAACACTAAAGAGTACTTGGGGATTCACTAATGATGCATTAGCAGCATACCTGAATCAGATTAAACTACCGTTTAATTATGACGGATCTATGCTTAAGGGCGTTGATGATTTGATTGCTAAACTTAAAGCAGCACTAGAATTAATTAAGAAAATTCAAGGTGGTACAACAACTGCTTCATCAGCAGCAGCAGCAGCATCTTCATCATCGTCAAGTGCAGCAGCATCTACTGCATCATCATCAGCAGCAAACGCTGCAGCAGCAGCATCTAAAGCAGCAGCAGACGCTTACGCAGCAGCCAAGGCAAAGGGTGACATGGACGCAGCAGCGAAGGCTGCAGCAGGAGTTACTCCAAGTGCATTAGCAGCAGGTGAATCTGGAGCAATTGGTGCAGCATCTATAGCAGCCCAATTAAGAGCAGCAGAAGAAGCATTTCAGATACAAAAGAATGCAACAACTCTTGCTAACTTTAAAGCAAAAGAAGCAGCAGATCTAGCAGCATCCATAGCATCATCAGCACAACTAGACTATGATGAAAGATCTAAGTTTAGAGCAATGCAAGATGCATTTAAGGGTTCATCTTCTGACATACCAGATGGAAAGTTTCAATCTAAAACACTGGACGCTGCAGAAGGTGGATTTAAGGGTCTTAGAGGTGGTGGAGATCAATACTTCACTCTGAATATTGATGGAAATGTTCAAACTGAGAAGGATATTGTTGATGCAATCAGACAAGGACTTCTTGCTGGTCAGACCAATGGACAAACTCTAACATTGCAGGCGATATAAAATGGCTAAACCAATAGTTAAAGTAGAAATTGACTTTGCCAATGGTGCATCATTTGGATATCCTCTTATTCTTAACGATCCAGTTTATGGAATTTTAGATACAAATATTTTAGGAGATCAGCCTGCAGATATTGTAGACATAACTGATCAAGTCCTGAAAGTTTCTACTCGTAGAGGCCGTAACCGTATTCTTTCTAACTTTGAGGCTGGATCTGCGACGGTAGTGTTAAATGATCCTAACTCAGACTTTAATCCTCAGAATACAGCAAGTCCATACTGGGATCCAGTTACAAATAGTTCAAAGGTATTACCACTACGAAAGATAAGAATCTACGCAGTAACTGAAAATGCAGGAACTCCAATAGAAATTAACTTATTTTCTGGATATATCATTACATACGATACTGGTTTCTATGAAGGTGTAAACACAACTTCAACAGTTACTCTTCAATGTGTTGATGGATTTAGACTTCTTAACAATGTTTCTACTGGTGTTACTCCAGTCACTGGCTGTCCAGCAGGTCAACTATCTGGTGCTAGAGTAGAGGCATTATTAAACGCTGCTGGTTTCCCAGCATCTATGAGAAGCACATCTGTAGGACAATCTACAATGCAGGCAGATCCAGGTGGAGCCAGATCAATTCTTGCTGCTATCCAGACAGTTGAACAATCAGAATTTGGTGCTTTTTTTATGCAGAGATCTGGAAAAACACTTTTTCTTGATCGTGATGATGTTATTCTAAGAGCAGATGCTCCAGTTAGAATTTATTCAGATACAGGAGCACCTGGAGTCTTTTTATATCAAACTATTGACTTTGCTTTTGATGATCAACTAATTCTTAATGATGTTACAGTTACAAGAAATGACGACAATGTTGGTCCTGATCCTGTACCTCAAACAGTTACAGACCTAGCAAGCATTGAAAGGTTCTTTACTAAATCAGGTCAAAGAACAGGAATTCTTGTACAAACAGACCAAGAGGCAAATGATCAAGCCAGAACACTATTGGCCTCTCGCAAGAATGCAGACCTAAGAATTGATTCTATTACTGTCAATAACTTTGCAGACATTAGTGAATTAAATCTGATTATTAACCTGTCTTCAGATATCTACAACCTTATCTTTGTAGAAAAAACAATGTCTGGTGGAAGCAATATTTCAAAAGAGTTGTTCATTCAAGGAGTACAGCACGATATTACTCCAACAGCCTGGACAACTAAATTGCTGACTTCTGAGCCTCTTATCCAGGGATTCATACTAGATTCAGAACTTCAAGGTATACTTGGAGATACAGTTCCACAAAACACTAACACGCTATCATACTAAAGGAGAAAACGAATGCCAACAGGTAGTCCAAATGCAGGATATCTTACCTTCAATACAGGTCAGGTACTAACTGCAGCACAGGTTCAGTACAACCTGCAGAATCAAACAATCATGTACTTTGCCACCACTACGGCAAGAGACACAGCACTCCCAGTAGGTGTTAGACAAGAGGGCATGGCCTGCTATATTGCTGCTGATCAAAGCGTAAATATATTTAATGGCACTGCCTGGGTATCATTTACTGGAGACATTACTGGCTTAACTGCAGGTACTGGAATTACCATTACTAACCCATCTGGACCAGTTCCAACAGTTGCTTTATCAAGCAATCCAACTCTAACCTCACCAAAGGAAACAGTTCAGGTTGTTGCAACTCCTGGAGCAACAGGCACTGTGGTTATTGAAACTCAAACATCATCTGTTGAACTTCTAGAAGCAAATGCGACAGCCAACTGGACAACAAATGTTACTGCAAGTGTTTCACCTGCCGTAACCCTTAACTCAACAATGGCAGTTGGAGAGCAAATCTCTGTTGTACTTCTTAACACAAATGGTGCTACAGCATACTATCCAACAGCATTTCAAATTGATGGATCAGCAGTAACTCCTAAGTGGATAGGTGGAACAGCACCTTCTTCAGGAAATGTGAACTCAATAGATGCTTATGTTTATACAATTATAAAGACAGCAGCAACACCAACATATACTGTTCTAGCATCACAAAACAGATTTGCTTAATTATTAGGAAAGAGGAGAAATTGTGAGTCCATTATTTCGTGACCCAAGTGGTATAGGAGTGCATCTAAGATTAGTGCCTCCTCCTCCACCACCAATTATTGCTACTCCACCTCCAATTATCGCAACTCCTCCTCCTATCATCGCTACACCTCCTCCTATCATCGCTACACCTCCTCCTATCATCGCTACACCACCACCTATCATAGCGACCCCACCACCAATTATTGCAACACCTCCACCTATCATCGCAACACCTCCACCTATTATTGCAACTCCGCCACCAATAATTGCGACTCCTCCTCCAATTATTGCTACGCCACCACCTATCATTGCTACACCTCCGCCAATAATTGCAACACCACCTCCAATTATTGCGACACCTCCGCCTATCATTGCGACACCTCCACCTATCATTGCGACTCCAACACCATGTCCAACTGATTGCTCAACGGCATTCTGCGGTGGCGATCCATGTCTGGGTTATGAAACTCCTTGCTGCTTCTATATTGATGGTGACTGTGTTGGCTGCTAATACGAAAAATCAAAGAATGATACACTTAAAACAAGGAGAAACTAATGGCTAGTAGAAAATTTGCTATGATAGACAACAATAAAGTTGTAGTTGCAGTTGTTGCTCTTAGAGATGATGATGCTGTAAGGCAAGGAACTATTGCTGGACTACTTTCAGACCCAGAATGCTTTGAGGTTTCATCATATTCAAAGGTAAAAATGGGCTGGAAGTACATCAATGGCACAGAAACGGAAACAATATAAATGAGAAAATTTATTTTAGTTGTAGAAGAAGATGTTGTTGCTGTGTTAAAAGTTCCAACTAGAGATAAGTTTCAGGATGTAATTAATGCCTGTTTAAACGCTCCAGTCTTTGTTGAATTACCAATGGACTCTGAAGTAGACAAAAATTGGACATGGGATGGAACTGAGTTTTATCCACCACAACCTTAAACTTAGTGTAGAATAGAATAACAAAAGGGGCAGATATGTCAAAATGGAGTGAATGGAAAGAGGCTTTAGGAGAAACAAGGCCTTGGGATCTTCTTGATTCAAGCAAGCATGTAGAAGATGAAAACTTGGGCAAAGAAAGATTTGAGATATGTAAGTTATGTCCAGAGTTCGTAGAATTAACAGGCAACTGTAAAAAATGCGGATGCTTTATGATGCTTAAAACAAAACTACAAGCAGCAGTATGTCCGTTAGGAAAGTGGTAATATGTTTAATGCTAAAGTAATAGAAGACTTTTTACCAAAAGAAGATTGTGACTATTTAATCAAATCAGCAATTCTTTCAAATCTGTGGAAAACTGCTGGTCATGAATTTTGGGACAACCGTACAATTAACTATACTGACATGCTAGTCTTTGATAAAAAGGCTGCTGATATTATGATGGATGCTCTTGTTCGTTCTAAAGAAGCAATTAAAGAAGCATATGACTTAGAAGAAATCTATCCTGATCTTCTTCAAGTAATCCGTTGGTTTCCAGGTATGAGTCAGACACCACATTCAGATGATATGAGTCACACAGATATAACTGGTCACGAACACAGGGCCTTTGGGTCTGTTCTTTACTTAAATGATGACTATGAGGGTGGACACACTTATTACCCAAACTTTAACTTTGATGTAACTCCAAAGGCTGGTGCTTTAGCATTTCATCCAGCAGATGTAGAACATCTTCATGGAGTAACTGAGGTTAAAGACTTAGTAAGATACACAATTGCGGCATTTTGGACAAAACAAAAACACATGGAAATGAAATACGAGGGACACTGAAAATGAAAGAATTAGCACCAGGCATAGTAATATTTGAAGACATATTTCCTGACTCAATGGAGTATCTTAAAAAGATAGAAGAATCAGGATCGTCTTGGATACCTGCAGGAGTATTGCTTACAAATGAACCAGGAAACAAAGTTGGAACAGACTACAAGAGCAGAGATACAGACTTAGTTATTCTTCCTGATCATACAGATGATAGTGATAACCCTTTGGCTAATTTTACAAGAGCATTTCACGAAAGCATGAAGCCTTGCTTAGATGAATATATAAATGCTTATGGTGCAGTAATAGAACATATTCAGGCTCCACAACTTTTGCGGTATGGAAAAGAACAAAAGTTTCATAACCATGTAGATGATCATCCACTATTTACAAGAAGAATATCAATGACTTACTATCTAAATGACGATTATGAAGGTGGCGATGTAGAGTTTAGTAAGTATGGACTAAGGTTTAAAGCAAAAAAGAATAACCTTTTGATCTTTCCTTCAAACTTTATGTATAACCACGCAGTTCACCCAGTAACTGATGGTCTAAGATATGTGGTGGTTCAATGGACACGATAAACAGAGAAGTTGGACTAATTAAAAATGTCTTAAATCCTTATGACTTTGATAGACTTCGTATGCACTTTAAGGATAATCCTAAATTAAACTCTATGGGCACAGATGAGTTTGGTAGAAAATTGCTGGGAGACCAAGCAGAGCCAATACTACAAGAATTTAGTGAATTACTACTACCAAAGGTAAGAGAATACTTTGGGACAAAGACCTGTGTTACATCATACTCACTGTTTGCAGAGTATTCTGATGAAACTATCAGCCTAGAAAAACACAAAGATGTGAACGCCTGCACATACACACTTGATTTGGTTCTCTATCAAGGAGATCCATGGGCTTTGTTCATAGATGGAAAAGCCTATATAGCAAACCCAAATGAAGCAATTATGTTTATGGGTGAGGAATACGAGCATTGGAGAGAAACTCTTTATAACAATACTGGTAAAATAGGGGTAGTGTTTTTTCATTTTGTAGAGCCAGAGCATTGGTTTCTTACTGAACCTAAAGAAAAACATGACGAAATTAGAAGACAGATGGCTATTGAGAGGAACTTATCATGAAATTAGAAAAGCACTGTGATGGAAATGTTTTAATATTTGAGGATTTTCTAACAGTAGAAGAGATTAATTTATTAGACTCATTTATGAGAAACTTTGACTATGATAACCTACAAGAGCATGAGTTTAAATATTGGGGTAAGCGTTTAATCAATGATCATCAAATGAAACTAAACCCTGGCTACGAAAATGTCATGGATGCAGTAATGCCTACTTTAAATCTTATCATTCAGAGAACAGTAGATGTTCTTAATGAACACGACTATGAAGCAGCCTGGGTTCCATCTCCACATAATCTAATTAAAATGTTTAACGGATCAAGCAGCATAGATTTTGCAGGAGATAATGAATTAGAAATGTTTATCCATATAGATAATCAAGGACACATGGAAAGCCCAATTAAATGGGGAGCCGTAGTTTACTTTAACGATGACTACGAAGGTGGAGAGATTTATTACCCAGACTATAATTATCTATATAAGCCAAAGGCAGGATCTATGGCTATGCACAGTGGAGATACTCGTCATGGAGTCAAGAAAGTAACTTCAGGTGAGCGTTTTTGTGGTGCGTCTTTAGTAACCATCAATGGAGTTTGGAACGAGAACCCACTACCAACAAGAACTGATAACCCAGAAGATCCTTATCATTATCCAAGAGGCTACTGGGGAAAGCGTTACAAGTTAGATCCAGTACAAGGAGATATTAAAATTCCTAGAGGAGATGGCTCTACAGCAGAATACAATCCAGATCCAGAGTTAGCGAAAAGTGATCACTAATGAACAAGATTATATACAAAGATAAAAACAGCATTAGTCAAAAGGATATCTTAGAGGCTAAAGAAAATGTTGACCTTCTGTATATTCCAAACATAATGCCTTCAACAACTGGCTGGCATGAGTTTATTTATCATTGTGACTATACAGTTAAGCGTCCAGAGATTACACTGCCAAGTCCAGTAAAAGTTATTGGCTCTTTACAGATTTGGGATGACCTATTTGTTGCAGGGTACCGTGTTGAAAAAGGAGACTGCTTTAGCCAGTTACCAGAACTATTTGCAAAGACAACAGAGTTATTTGGAAGAGAACCAAACAGTGGCTGCACACTTATTAATTTTATTGGACAGCAAAATACAATTCCAATTCACACAGACTCAAGAGATTCATTCTTGTGGCAGGCAATAGGATCTGTTGAGTGGAGAATTTTTGAGACAACTGAAAAAGATTCACCGTATCAAAGCCTAGGAGTACATGCTGGAGACATGCTGTTTGTACCTTCTGGGCTTATTCACACAGTATTTTGTGAAAATCCTAGAGCAGGAATATCAGTCTTTTACGACAAACAAGTTGACTAATATGATTAAACTAGTTCAATTAGACCCTAATGGCCTATGCAATCTTGGCTGTTGGTTTTGTCCAGTAGCATATGAGGAAAATCCAGCAATAGGCAGAAACACAATGTCTATTGAAACAATTAGATCTGTTATTGAGCAACTTAAAGATGGCATTGGAGACTTTGTAGATCCATCATTTTCTTTTATATACACAGCACACTATAACGAAGTATTGCTTTATAAAAACTTTAAAGAAATGCTTGATTTATTCAGAGAGCATAAACTTAAGACAATGGTTCTCACAAATGGATCTCCTTTAACCCAGGACAAAATGGACATTATCAAGGAATACAGCGATGTAGTTGATTTAATACATTTCAATACACCTTCTGCGGATTCTGTAACATGGGCAAAAATGACGGGGAAGCCTGAAAAGATGCATCAAAGAGTTATGGACAACATTAGATACGCCATAGACAACTTTCCAAACGATAGAGTTACAATGCAGGTAAATGGAATTAATGAAACATCTCTTGGTTACATGGAACTACTTCCAAATGCTCCAGAAATTGACT